GGCTTTAATGGTACTTCACGTCATCAGCCTCTTGTAATGAATTGCAGTGCAGAGAAAAAAAAAACATTGAGTGAGAATGTCCCTATGGGTCAGGGTAGGACTTGGACCATTCCGGAAGAATTATATTCTCAATTACAGAATAATTGCAGGATGTATAACGGGGATAAAAATGCTGCAGGTTGGGACCGTCTTAATAACCTTATCAATCAGAGGAATATCAAATATGATGAGATGAAACAACTGAAAAGTTTTTTTGAAAGAGAAGGTAAAAAGGATATTAACAACTATAATCTCATTGGTGGCGAAAAAATGGAACAATGGGTTCAGAACTCATTGAAATCATATAGGGGTGCTGTGGAAAGCGATAAGGCAAACCGCGCTGCGATGGGTTTTGAAAATGTCTATCAGAAAGCAGGGGGTACTAAAAATTCAGGTAATGGGCAGGCCCATACAAAAAAGAATAATAATGGTATAACTTACCAAGAATAAAAATAAAATAGTATAGGAAATGGCTAAACAGTCAAATCTCGAAAAAATCGGTTTCGAGCGCAGAAATGAGCATGAACTTGTTAGAAACGATATTAAGAAAACTAATCCTTATGGTCCCGACCATGATACTGCTGTATGGCATGAGGGTGATGTAACCAAGCCACTTGGAAAAGGTACCCGTTCAGGCGGGCATCAGCATACCGTACCTATGGGATATAATGAATTGACTAAAAATCGCATTAGCCCGCAAATTGACACTGAGAATGGTGGCGGTGCATATGACATCAATGGGCGTCCAGGTGTTGATGGTGGCCGTAAATGGCTTCAGACAATTAACATTTATGATAAGGATAATCAATACGGTTTAAATAGTATTGATACTTCAGCAAATATCGAAGACGGACAGTTTTTCATAAAGTAATTTTATTATGGATTATTTCAAGAGACTATTGGAAGAGGCTTTCATTAATGAAAGTATTGCAACAGTGTCCAACGTGAATGACGCTATTAACAACCTAACTCAGGTGGAAATACGTTATAATTCGGGGGGGGAGCCGGTTGCAACAGGTCGTCGCATCATATATCCTGTGGCTTATGGTCTCACAAAATCGGGGAATCCTGTCATAAGAGCATTTGAACCGTATGGTGATACCAAGACGAAAGTCCCTGCATGGAAATTTTTCCGCCTTGACAGAATTAAAAGATGGCGTCCATTAAAAAAGACATTTAAGGGTGAAGTTTTGAATGGCTTTAATGAAAATGGAGACGAATCAATGAGTATTGTATATAACATTGCTGATATTAAAGGGCGACCTAAAACAGTACAGTTTCCTAAGATTGGTAATGAACCTATAACAAAGGCCGATGTTTCTCCAAAAGAAAGAGAAAAGGAAATTGATAGTGCATTGAAACAAGGCGAACAATATGGGTCGGAAGAAATAGTTCAGGACCTCATGAAATATGTACCTCAACATGAAGACCCATTACAAGGAATCAAGGCTCAGGTTAATACTCCTAATAAACGAATGGTTTCTCCTGAAATGATGAAGCAAATTGATAAGGATAATGCCCGTAGAAAACTTGCTCAAGCAAAGAAACGTGGGGAAAGGCTTGACAATGAGCAAGAACTCTTTAATATTATTAAAGGAAAGACTGCAGATAAAATTAATGCGCCACAGACAAAGCCAATTACAAAAACAGATATTGGAAATTCAAGCCCTGTGGGAAGTAGCACAATTAAACCTGCAGGTTCATCCCCGATAACTAAAGCGGATGTTAACAATAGAGGCGTTGAATATGAACTCTCGAATGATGACATTGAAGCAATACGTAAAGAATGGGGACTTTCTTAATAAAAAGAAAATATTTTAAAAATGGGATTTAATGCGGAATCATTACGAAGGGCACAGGCATTGTGTAGCCCTGATATGGAGAAAAAAATGAGCGAATATCGCGGGCAGGGTATTTCTTCGGTTAACTTCGATGCGGCACCTGAAACTTATATGACTGAAGGCCAACTTTATGAAGCGGGATATGACCTTTCACAGATAACAGGTAAACAACAAGGTGGAGGTAGGTCCATTAGTGAATCAGGACTTCCTGATGTTATAAAAAAATCATTTATGGAAACCGAAATCAATGTTGATTGTCTTAATCCTGATTATCAACGTGAAAAAAACTTTTATGCGGGAATGGAAGCAATAATTGCTGAAAATGAACGTCAGGAAAGGGGAAAAAGGGCTATCAATGAAGGGGTTGTATCTCAGCCTGATGGTTTTGGTCTTGACCGCGAATGGTTTAAATCTATTGTTGATGAATGTCTTGATAGAAAACTGAAATCGCTTAATGAAAGTGTAATTAAAGGGGTGCGCCTAAAAGAAGGAAAAATCATGTTAACAGACCATGCGGGAAATGTTTTTTCAGCAGTTCTCGAATATAAAGGAAATGTTAATGAACAGAAGAATAAGAAAAGAGGTTAGAAATAACCTCTTTTTTATTTACATTTTTCAAAAAAGAGCGTATTTTCCTTAAAAAGTTAAAGAATGAAAAAAATAAAAGTATTGGTTGTACCAAGTGATACCTTTGGGTGTGGTTACTATCGTTCTCTTAGACCTCATACTAAACTACAGGAACTTTATCCTGATGAATTTGATGTTACAATAAAATACGATTTCAATTGGCGAGACCTTGAAACTATTAAGAAACAGGATATTGTACATTTTCACAAAGGTGTGTACAATGATATTGAAGGATTTCGCAAGGCTCTTCAATTCTGTAAGGAAAATAACATTACTACAGTAATGGATATTGATGATTATTGGGACCTCGGGCCGTTCCATCCTAATTATTTGGGGTATAAGAATACAGGTATTGATAAGATTATTAAGGAAAACGTCCCTCTTGCGGATTATGTTACCACAACAACCCCTATTTTTGAGGCTGAGTTGAAAAAGTTTAATCCAAATGTTAAGATTTTCGTTAATGCTATTGACCCTGAGGAAGAACAGTTCATTCCTAAGGATATTAAAAAGACTGATAGAATTAGGTTTGGTTTCATTATGGGTTCCTCTCATCAGCACGACCTTGAAATTGTAAGGGGTATGGTTAATAGACTTCCTAAGGATATTATGGATAAGATTCAGATTGTCCTTTGTGGCTATGACCTTCGCGGAACGATACAGATGTTTAATGAAAGGGGTGAAATGACAACACGTCCTATTAAACCAACTGAAAGCGTGTGGTATGTTTATGAAAAACTTTTGACTGATGATTATAAAACAGTTTCACCTCATTATAGCGAATTCTTAAAAGCATATATGCCAAATGTTCAGTATCCTAATGTTGACAATGAACCTTATAAAAGATGTTGGACAAAAGATATTATGAACTATTGTACTCATTATAATGAAATTGATGTCCTAATGGTTCCTCTTGCTGATAATAAATTCAATTCATTTAAATCTGAGTTGAAACTTATTGAAGCTGGTATGATGAAGAAGGCCGTAATTGTTTCTGATTTTGGTCCGTATAAGATTGGAACTAAAAATTTCTTTGAAAAAGGGGGAAAAATCAATGAAGAGGGAAATGTAATTCTCATTGATAATATGAAAAAAGATAAGGATTGGGCTAAAGCCATTGAAAAACTTGTCAAGAACCCTGACTATATTGAAAAATTAAGAACTAACCTTCACGAGACAATTAAAGATAAATATAATTTGTCTAATGTAACGGCAGAACGTGCTGCTTGGTATAAAGAGATTGTCAAGAAATCGTGATTCTATCATCCATATTAAATTGTTTTTTTTAACTGCGAGTGTTTTTTACTCGCAGTTTTTTGTTTTTTGAAAATAAAAAACTATCTTTGCCATTGGATAAAATTTTATTTATTATGCTAACACAAGAACGACAAAATGTTGAGTATACAAATTTTTGCTCAGAATTAATGAAAATCAATATCAGTCCGCTTGATATTGTTAATGAAAATAAACTTTTTAATGCACCTGCAGGAATGTCGGAAGATACAGGCAATGCTTTTCCGGGAGGTCTTGTCATGCATTGTAATTTGGTTTTGGGACTTGCAAGAAAAATTGCTAAGAATATTTCAGGTACCTTCCCGAATATTGATGATAATTCGTTAGTTAAAGTATGTCTTCTTCATCAGATAGCCAAGACAGAAATGTTCGTTGAAAACGATGATACTTGGGGGCTTAAAAGGGGATATAAATATAAGTTTGCCAATACTGAAGGTGTGTTGAAAGTGGGTGAGAGGAGTCTTTGTCTTGCCACTAATGCTGGGGTTAAATTCACCCCAATTGAGTTTGAAGCCATGAGGGTTCTCGATAAGGATGGCGATGAGTTAAAGTCTCAGAAACAACTTATCAATATCATTTCACTTATAGTTTTACAGGCAAATGAACTTGCATATGCGATTGAAAAGGAGAGGACAAAATGAGAAAGTTACTAACTGCTGATAAAAATAACATTGAAAAAAGATTTGTTGCAACTCGTGCTAATGGTTGTCTTGACAATCCATTTGAGATGACCGTTCTTGAGTTTTCTGATTCAGGGAAATATGTCAAGTGGAGAAATGTTCAAAATCTAACATTTTGGGATTTAACTGCTGATTTTGAAATTCTTGATACCATAACACCTAAATTTGACTTTGAAGAATTGCGTATTAATATAAACGAAAGAAATTATGAGTGATAGATTAAAACTTGGTTATGATGATGTCGCGATTGTACCTGCGATTATAACTAAAATAAAGACACGTAATGAGTGTAACCCATGCGATGAATTTGGTAGGCTACCAATTTTTGTTTCACCAATGGATACGGTAATTAATGAAGGAAATTATGATGACTTTGCGCGAAACTCACTTAACATTGTAGTTCCACGTACCGTACCTTTGTCAAATCGTATTCAGATGCTTTTCGAGATTAATAATTTTGTTGCTTTTTCTCTCAGTGAAGCAAAGGATTTGTTCGTTGACAATAATCTTGAGAAATATGTTTTTTATGATACTATAAAGAATGGGTGGGGATGCAAAATTTGTATTGACCTTGCAAACGGTCATATGGAGAATCTTCTTGATATCGTTAAGGCAATTAAGATGAAGCATCCTGAAATTGTTATCATGACAGGAAATATTGCGAATCCTAAGACATATATTGAATATGAAAAGGCGAGAGTAGATTATGTAAGAGTTGGAATTGGTGGGGGCTGCTTCACGGAAAATATGGAGGTTAAAACTAATAAAGGCTTAAAGAGAATAAAAGACATTGAAATAGGTGATTGTGTACAGACACATACTGGTGAATTCAAAGAAGTACTTGAAAAACATAAGTTTGAAAAGAATGACACAATTTACGAAATAAATGGTATTGAATGTACTGAAAATCATGAATTTTATGTAGTTAAAAATGAAGATATTGATAAAATAAATGATGAAAATATTCATGAATATGCTTATTGGAAACCTGTGTGGTTAATTGATAAAGAAAATGAAAGTTTAATTGAGTTGTAGTTCACCCCCAATGCCATTTCTTAAATAGTCATACTATTTATATATAAATATAAAATATATGGAGATTTTAAAAAATGTGCTTTTAAGAGATGGTATAAGGTTTACGAAAATTGAAAAAATTAATCATCATTTATTTTTTATTGTTTCTGAAGACGAAACTGTAAAAATAAGATATTCTAGTTTTACTAATTTTGAAATAAAATGTCCTAATTGTGGAAAAATAAGTAAAATTAAGAAAATACAAAAAAGGCATGTAGAGAATGAGTATTTTTGTTCTAGATGCCGTGTTGCGGGAGAAAAAAACCCTATGTTTGGGTATAAATTTTCAGAAGAGCAAAAAAAGAAAATGTCTGAAAATAGAACGGGGGAAAAAAATTTTTTCTATGGTAAAAAACATACAAATAAAACCAAAGAAATGATATCACAATCTAATAAAGGTAGATTATGTGGTGAAAAAAATCCCATGTTTGGCGTTAATGTTTATGCTATGCTAAGTGATAAATATGGGGAGGAGTATGTTAATAAAATCAAGGAAAAAATATCAGAAAAATGTTCTGGTGAGAAAAACGGGTTTTATGGTAAACGTCACACTGAAGAAACGAAAAAAATGATTTCAGAGTCATTAAAACAATCGGAGAAAATGAAGAGTATGTTTAAAAATCCCGAATGGCAAAAACGACATAGAGAGGGAATGCTTAATTCTGAAAAACTCAAAGAAAGTAGACAAAGCCCTGAATATCGTCTTAAAAAACGTTTACAATGGTACAATATGCATGGGGATAGAAAAAATGGTCCTTCTTTTAATAGAAGGGGGTGCGAGGTTTTTGATGTAATCATGGAGCGAGAGAATATTAATATACAACATGCATTGAATGGGGGCGAATTTTTTATTAAGGAACTTGGCTATTGGGTTGATGGGTATGATGCTGAAAATAATGTTGTGTATGAGTACGATGAAAAATTTCATTTTCGTTATGGTGAATTAAAAGAAGAAGATGTTAGAAGACAAAAAGAAATAGAAGAATTATTAAAATGTAAATTTATTAGAATTAAAGATGAAGATTACGAAAATTACATCAATAACAAAGCATGAATATAATGGTTTTGTTTATGATTTGAGTGTTAAAGATAATTGCTCATATAATATTAATGGAATTATTGTCCATAATTCAGGCTGTTTAACTGCTTCAAACACAGGTATTTACATGCCTTATTTCTCACTTCTTAAAGAAATTCATGAGGAACGTAAGAAGATTGATGGTAAGTGTAAAGTTATTGCTGATGGAGGTATCAAGGGATATAGAGATATCCAAAAGGCTCTTATTTATGCTGATTATGTAATGATTGGAAGTCTTTTTAATAAAGCATTTGAATCAGCAGGAAAAACAACTTATGGTAAGTTCTATTGGAATATTCGTGGTTATAAAATTCTTCGTCCTCTAAAGACACTTCTTTATTATGGAAGAGAGCTTGATAGGCTTAAATTTGATAAGTTGAAAGAGCGTTGGAAGAAAGGTGAATTTGTTGTTTGGAAACAATATTATGGTATGAGTACCAAAACAGCGCAAAAACATGTAGCGGAAGCAAACGGTCTTAAAGATGTTAAGTTGAAAACTGCTGAGGGACTCGTTAAATATCAAAAAGTTGAATACACCATTGATGGATGGGTTGAAAATGAAATAGATTACCTAAAATCTGCAATGTCATATACAAATTCAACTTCTTTGGAAGAATATAAAGAATCTGAATGGGTTGAGGTTAAATCAATTGCTCATAATAAGTAGAAACAACGCCAAAAGGCGTTGTTTTTCTTTACCTTTACATTACTTTTTTGTATTTTAATGAAAAGTTTTTAAAATGGCTAAAAAGAATACAAAAAAAGTTGAAAAAACACATGAAAATGAAATAATTGATATCCCCCCTGTAAAAATTATTGAAAAAGAGGAGGATACACTGGAGGCATTAGAAGGTACAACGAAAGGCGTTATTGCACCAATGACAAAAAATATGAATTGGCTTTCAGTTCAGGAACTTGAGTCTAATGAGAGGATGCTTAGAATGCTTGTTCTCTATTATGAGCAAATGTTAAGAATTGATGAAGTTGAGGGACGTCCTGTAATGTCTGAGAACAGGAACAAATATACTCGTTTATCAACCCTCCATAAAAGATTAATGGGATATATTGAAAATAAAGTGTTAAAACTTGAGGATTATGTTTGGGAAGATTAAAAATTTCTTCAACAATCTTCATTTTAAACTGTCTGTCTTCTTTCATTCTTTTTTCAAGGGTATGAAATCGGCTGATGACCGAATGATGGGAATGACAAAAGAAGGTGAAGTAGCCGGTAGTGGGGTTGAAGAACAAATAAACGAGCAGGGGGTTCTAAATGACCTTTTACGAGGAGAAATAACCCAAGAGGTAAAGGAACTTAGGGATACCAATTATAGAGTTCTTCGCCATGCAGATGATTTTCAATATTTAGGAAATGGCAATGTTGTCGCGAAAACAAAAAACATGCTTCAACTTGATTTGAAAGTGTATAACCCTGAAGATTATAAGGTGTTGATTGTTCAAGATAATAAACTTGTTGTTAAGGGCCTTGTCGAAAGCACTGAAAATGTTGAGGAAGAAGGTGATATTGTTACTGAAGATAAAAAAGAACGTTATACATTAAAAATAGAACGTGATGTTTTTCCTCGTTTTTTAATTGAAAAATGGGTTAAAAAGGTTGTTGTTAGATTAGGGGAAGAAGATATCAAAGTTGACTTGTATTGTTCAAGTTACTGTAGGCAATTTATGCCCGGTGATAGTCTTTTTATTAATGAAATGATGAATATCTATGGAAAAAAGACAAGAAACATTGACACGGTTGACATTTGTTCAATAAAATTTGTCACCGACAAAGCATATGGTGCTAAAGACTTGATGGAATACCATTTTTCAGACTTGAAATATGAAAAAATGAGTATGTATGATAAGGATTTTGTAATAACTTATTCATCCCCTAAGATGTGTCATGAACTCGACTTGACTGAACAGTTCAGAACTAAAGAAATGGAAGAAAAATATGAAACGAAAGCCCGCAAAAACAACAAAGAGGTAGTTATTTCAATGGAAGATTATGAAATGATGAAAGCACAAAATACCCTTGATACTGAAGAGGCTCTTAATCTTTTAAAAAATCTTGAAATTTCTGATTTTAATTCAAAAAACTCCGCAGAATAGCGGAGTTTTTCTTTACATTATGATATTTACATCCTATTTTCATTAAAAATTGAAATTATGAAGATAGCAATTGACTTAAATGATGTTTTAAGGGCATATACTCGAAATTTCGCAAAGGTATTTAAACAGGAATATGACTACACTTTTGATAGTGAGACAATTGAGATAAAAACAAACAATCTTGAAAAAGTTTTCCCTTTTGAAAACAAGACGGAATATAATCGTTTTGTTTATCAGGATTATCCATTTGAATTGTTCGGTAAATGTGATTCAATGTCTAAAGAGGTGCCTTCTTCACTTACAGTATGGTTAAACAGACTTAAAGATATCGACACTGAGGAACCAATTGATGTTGTGATTGTATCCCCTATGGAGTATGGTCTTTCAATACAAAGTACTTATTTTTTCCTTTCTAAACTTGGGTGTAAGGTTCGTGAAACATATTTCCCTACCGATTCTTTAACTATTTGGGATAAATGTGATGTCCTTATTACTGCTAATCCAAAACTCTTAGAGAATAAACCTGAAGGTAAAATTGCTATTAAAATAGCTGCTGACTATAATCAGGATAGTCCATATGATGAAGTATATGAAAATATATGCGATTATTTCGCTGACATAAATAACGTTGCAAAATATCTTGGTGAATAAAATGAGTGATATTTCTACAAAAAAATATTATGTGAGATATGACAATAAGATTTTTATTGTTAATGTTGATGCTCTCATAAAATATTGCCTTGTATCGGAGGAAAAAAACATTAGAGACAATGAGATTACTGAAGGGTATGAAAGGTTATCTGAAGATTCAGACCTTTTGACGCTGACTTCAAGGGTAATTAGGGAAAATACTGGTGCATCGAATCCACAAAATGACATGATTACTTATGATGTAATTAAAATGTTCTTAACCATTATTCTTGGACAATCAGATGATGACCATCCTTTTGATAATATTTCATTTGCAGTGGCATTTAATAGTCTTGCACATTTAGGCTTTCTTATTGAAATAACTGAAAAATAATAAAATACAATGGATAATAAAAAAGAAGTAATGGTATCACAGTTAGAAACAATTATATCTAATCTTGATACTAAAAATTTTAAGATGTTTTTCTTTGTAATGGATACCAAGGGTAATCCTCAGGGTGGAATTGAATACATTTATAACATCGCCTTTAACTTACATGAAAATGGATATGATGTTGTAATGCTTCATCAGGAGCAGGATTTTGTTGGTCCATTTGATTGGCTTGGGGAAAAATATGCTGTTCTTCCTCATGAAAATGTTGAAACTGCTAATGTTGCGATAACTGCAGCTGATTTCTTGTTCATACCTGAGGTGTATAGTAATGTCATGATTCAAACCAAGGAACTTCCTTGTCGTCGTGTTGCTGTTTGTCATAACCCTGAATTCCTTTATGAATTTATTCCGGCCGGAGCATCATGGTCTGATTTTGGTATTTTTGATGCAATAGTACCTAACCAACAGGTGGGAACATTACTTCAGAGTTATTTCCCGGGCCTTAGAACACATATTATTAGACCTGCAGTAAGAAAGAGTTTCTTCACCGATGATAAACCTAAGAAACTTATTGTAAATCTTCTCACAAGAGATAGGAATGACCTTAATAAGGTTCTTAAACCATTTTATTGGAAATATCCGGCATATAAATGGGTTTCTTTCCGTGATATGAGTTCTCCTATGACCCCTGAACTTTATCCTAATGTTCTTAGAGAAGGTGCTATTGCAGTATGGGCTGATGATGATACCTCGAATGCCACGACAGCATTGCAGGCTTTAAAATCAGGTAACATTCTTATTGCAAAACTTCCTGATGTTGTCCCTGATTGGATGATTGAAAATGGTGAAATCCGCAACGATATTATTTGGTTTGATAATTTCGAAAACCTCCATGATATTTTGGCATCGGTAATTAGGGGTTGGACTAAGAATGAGATTAAGGATGAATTTGTAGAGGTTTATAAGAAACTTGAAAATATCTTTGACCCTGAAATTCAAAAGTCTGATATTCAAAAAGGGGTTGTCGATACAATTGTTGCAACACGTGCAAATGAATACCGTCAGCTTTTAAGCGGAATGAAAAATAATAACGAAAACAACGAGTAATATATGAAAAATTTAACTATAATTGTACCATTGGTTGACTACAATGAGGCTCATAAAGAAATGTATGATAAATCATTGAATAGTGTGCTTGAGGCCGATGTCAGGGAAGAGGCTGCGTTGATTTTCGTGGGTCCTGATTCTGCCATCAAGGTTGTTAAGGAGTATAATTTTGGTGGTCGTGAGGTTCTTTATCTTTCAAATTCAAAGAACGTTGACCTTCCGTTCCAAATCAATAAAGCAGTCAAGGATGTGAAGACCGAATATTTCACAGTTCTTGAATTTGATGATAATTTCACACCTCTGTGGTTGGAAGAAGTTGAGAGGAATATACCTTTTTTGGAGAATGTTTCTCTGTACCTCCCACTCATTGAAGTAATGGATTTCAATAGGCGTGAAGCAGGTGCGGTTGCTTATGCTAATGAACCGGTGTGGGCTTCTGCTTTCTCTGAAGAATTGGGATATATTGATGAGCATAGTTTAAAGTCCCATTTCAATTTCATTGTTTCTGGTGGTGTTTTTAGAAAAAGTGATTTCTTGGCAATTGGTGGGGTGAAGAATAGTATCAAGGTTTTCTTTTGGTATGAAATGCTTCTCCGCTATGTGCACAATGGAAAAAAGGTTTATGTAATTCCTAAGGTTGGTTATGAACATATTGTAAATAGAATGGGTTCTCTTACTTCAGAATATCAGCAAATGGCTCAGGCTGAAATTGATTTTTGGTTTAATGTTGCTCAGGAAGAGTATGTTTATAAAACTGACCGTAAGAAGAAATACGAGGGCACCCCTAACGAATAATAAGATATAATAAGGGCGTGTTTTCACGCCCTTTTTCAGCATCTTAAAAAGGTAAGATTCCTTTATTGGAATGATTGATGGAAAGTACGTGCGTTTGCGTGTAGAAGTTTTTGATGTTGTCTTTATATTAAAAAAACATTTAGATATAAAATGGCAAAACGTGGTAGAAAACCAAAGAACGAACGTAAGGGGTACTTTTATGAGGAACAGGAACAGGCTGTTGTTGATTATCTTAATACGTATGATGATGATGAACGAGAAAAAATATTCAACATTGTTCTTCGTCCTGCCTTTACAAAAATGGTTGAATCAATTATCAGACGATATAATCTTTATGTTCCTGATGAAGAGTTTCAGGAGACATTTGATGACACAATGTCTTTCATGCTGACTAAGTTGAATAATTTCAGTCCCGACAAAGGAACTAAGGCTTATTCATATTGTGGTACGGTTTGTAAAAATTATCTTATATATAAGAATAATCAATTTAATAAGCATAAAGTACGCGACCTTTCGTATGAGGAGTTTGTTGAAGACCTTGGGTTGGAGGAAAAATTTGTTGATGAACAAAATGCATTTAAAGTTGCGGCCCCCAAAATTATAATAGAAATGTCCAATGAAATTAAAAAAATTGTTGAACAACGTGAAGGGCTCAATGAGAATGAACTGAAGGTAGGTATGGCGTTAACTGATATTCTTGACAATTGGGAAGAGGTTCTTGTTGAAAACGGGAGTAATAAACTTAATAAAAGTTCTTTTCTCTCCTTCGTTAGAGAAACAACATTGCTTGGAACGAAAGAAATACGTGATAGCATGAAAAAATATAAAGTTCTTTATAAATTAATTAAGAATGATGTTTTGGAATAGGAGTTTTGACTCTATAACTATTTATTGGTAAAAAGGAAACTATGGCTAAAAATTACATACTTAAACTTAATTCCATTGAGAAACTTGAATTGCTTCTGCAAGAAATTTATGACCAATCTGTAAAACATTTCAATGAGATACAAAACGAATTAAGCAAACTATCCAATTCAACAAACCTTTCGGATGTTACTTTGGATGAAAAAACAAAATATTTCAAGGCGGTTCATGACCTTATGGGTGATAAAGCGAAAGCAATTACAATGAAATTTGATATCGCTAAGTTCATGGGTGAAATCATTAAAAATAAAGGTGATGTTGATAAAACATTGGATGACCCTTCACTTGGTAAGGTAACAAAATTAGATATTACGGCCCTTAAGAAACAGATTAAAGATATGGATAATGATGGGCCTCAAGAATATAATTTGAAGAACAACAACAATTAATGGCAAGCAAGGTTTCCAACAAATCAATAACCCAAGTTTTTGGGTCCGTTGCTGCAGCACAGACAATGGTAGAACAATTCCCATTTTCATTCGGTGTGAGTGAAAGTGGGTTTACCTGTTCTTTTGATTTGCTTACAGCACTTTTTAATATGTGCTCGGATAAACCGTTGGATGAAATGATTATCGAGGGAATTAGTGATAAACTTTCAGACCCTAATTCGACATGGTTACAAGGGATAGAAGAAACTGTAAAGATGGTTTTGGAAGCAAATCTTACAAGTATATTAACTTGTGAAATGAGTCCAATAATTCCGGATAGATTAATCGGCGGTGCACAATTTTTATCTGATTCCACAAAATCAATAAATTTTAGTGGCGAAGGTGTTACAATACCATTATCATCTCTTGACTTTACTGGTGTACTGGGAAATTGTCCTACAGATGATTCTGTTGTTGCGAGGTCAAATTATATGTCTTGTCATACGGGTGAGTTTTCTTATTCAAGAATTGAAGATGGTGCACTACCTGAAGATGTAACTCCCATACCACAAGATACAGTTCCAACTGATTATGCCGGCGATTATATTGTTGTTGATGAAAGAAAGTACATGTGGAAAGAAATACCTCTTTCTACAAAAGATTTATGGAAACATGATGACTTTAATGCTTTCTTGTGGTTTGTTAAAAATAAAGGTGTTTACGCAAATCTCAGTGAACGCAATAAACTGATGTGGGATAACCGTTACAAAACCCGTCCTTATACCAAATATGAACGTAAACCTGAGAGTTTTTTTACAAAAAAAGATGGTTTTAAAAATTCAATGGGTGTAACACTTTATAAAGGTGAAAATGGTGTGGTACCGTTTGACAATGCTTATCTTGCAGCATATAACGAAACGGCTAATTATAAAAAACGCCAAATTCTTGAAGTGCGTTATCTTGATGGGGATGGCATTAAATCAGATTCATTTCAATTTAGATTAGCGGCAAGCAATTATTATAAAACAAGGAAACTTACAGGTAAAAAGGAAAATGTTAGTGACATATTGAAAATCAATAAAACAATTTTTGAGTTTAATCATGACTTTTTGATGAGTATCAAATTATATGATGCTAAGACTTATCTTTCACAAATTGTCGGTAATACATTTGGACAAGGTAATTTTTCTTTTAACTTCTCTGTCACTCGTGATAGTGAGGTTTTAAATGAAGTCATTGATAATATAATTCAGAAAGTCATTGAAACATCAGATACTGAAATAGATGATTGTTATTTTACCTTTTCTAATGACGAATATGATAGCATGATTCAAAATGCTTTAAAACGTCGTCAGAACGCTGATTACAATACTGAAATTACAAATGATTTAATGTCTCAGATTGGGGTTATTGATTCTGGTACTGAGGCTGAGAATACGAAAACAACTATATCAAATGTACTTTCAGGTGTAACCAAATCGGTTGTTGATGGCTCATCAAATCCAAAGGTTGCTAATTCATGGAAATTCAACTATGATTGGCAATTTGAACTTATTAGGATGCTTGTATATCCTTTAATTAGGCCGTTGTTTACTCCTAAAGTTATGACCATCATACTTCTGAACACGGAAATAATGGGTAACCCTCTTGAACTTGGTAAAAAGATAGTAACATTTAATGATGTCCTTCCATATTTTATGAATATTATTACAAATGTGATAAAATCAATTAAGGATATGATTGTTGAAATGTTATATAGTTGGGTCATAGAAAAACTAACCCCTCTTTTAACTATTTTTACTCTTCGCATTGTTATGGAACAACTTGAAGCCTACCGTAAACTTATTGAAGATATGTTGATTGCATGTATTGGCGCTTATAATCGTCTTGACATTAATTATAGTGGCAACGGTATTGGTAATGGAAATCGTCTTGACCAAGTTAATTATGCTGATATTGACCCTGAACTTGAAAAATTAAAACAGACTCCTGTTTCAAATACAAATTGTTAAATATGAGTATCACAAGTATAATACAAAACGTTTCATCGTTTATAATGAATAAAATGAGCATTCCGCTCATTCCTGTACCCGCCATCATGTTGATTTGTTCAACAATAAAAAGACCGGGGTTGTCACCAATGCTTATTGCCTCTCGAATCATTACAAGGCAACAAGACTTTGGTGCCCCTGTTGGGGTTAATATTGATGGAAGTCCCAACCTAATGAACCAAATGTTTTATGTTGTTGCGGATGAAATTGTTAATGCTCTTAAAATGGAAGGCAAAGTTGAAATTGCAATACCTCCTGGGGGAATTACAACAATAGGTACGGGTGCTAATTCAGGAGGCCCTGTGATAGTAACTTCGAATAATATAATGCCGGTATCGGGAAATGGAATTATGCGATGATTAATGGTAATATTATAATTAAGATATGTGAAGTAATCTCAGTATCTGATGAACAGAAGGGGGATAGAATTAAAGTTCGTTTATATCCTGAGGATGATAGAAAAACAATTGCTGAGATACCATATGCTTATCCTCTTCTTCCAAAAATATTTCATGTGATACCTAAAGTTGGGGAGGCTGTATTGGTTCTCCTAACAGGCGTCAATGATGGCAATACCAATAGATATTATATTGGGCCAATTATATCGCAACCTCAGATGATGAATTATGATGGGTATTCAGAAGGGGCTCTTTCAATGTATCCCGACACATTTATTAAACCCGAAGTTGCTCATGATAGAATACCTGATTCAAAAGGGGCTTTTTGTGATACTGAAGATATAGGCTTTTATGGTCGTAAAGGGTGCGATATTATCATGAAAGAGGATGATATCAGAATTCGTTGCGGTGCAAGAATCGAAGATGCAAACTCTTTAATAGGGCAGAGTTTTAATCGCATCTCTCCTGCTTATTTGAAAATGAAATACAGTGAGACTCCTAAAACCGTTAAAAATGACCTCACCGGGTTTGACCACAAATATAATAGTACTGCGACTCTTGTGGCGGACCAAATTAATCTTATATCAAATGAGGGTAAAACATATTTCAATACTGTGGATAATGAAGAACTCATAAGTGATGAGGAAATGGAGAATATTATGAAAAAAGCACATGTCCTCCCATATGGTGATACGCTTGTTGAGTTTTTAAGATATTTCCTTAGGATGTTTAAAGAACACGCTCACCCATATCCGGGAATGCCAACAATTCTCCCATCAGGAAATGAAAGTTTCTTCAATTACGACCTTAATGAAATTCTAAGTAAGAACGTGAGAATAAACTAATTCTTTACATTTTGTTTCAATTCCCATATTTTTTTAAAAAAATATGGGAATTGATGTATATTTTCACCGTGTTAGAACACTTGGTGAATTAAAAAATGATGAAAATTTGGTTATAACCCCAAAAAATGAATCAGGGGAAATTCTTCCGTATATCGCATACGGTGATAGCCAACTGACTTTATATTCAACTGAAGATGATGATTATTTGACAATTGCGCGATACTGTGGCTCAGATTTCACGGTTCTCCTTGCATACTTGTGGAAAACTTACGGTATCATGGCATTTGATGATACTCATTTCGATGAACAGATTTTCTATCGTGTTATGGGCAATGAAAAACTTACTAAAGAAGAAAAAACAGCGTGGGCTGATTATTATTTCGCAGGCTATATGCTGACAAACGTATTATCTGATGATGAAAAACTTAAAAAATGTGTTGATGATAATGAAGAAACTCGTCTAATTGTGGAGGAAAAAATGTTCTATGAACACAGTTTTGCGTATAAGTTTGATGTTCTTTTTGAAAAACATACAACTTTCAATTTCAGACTATTAATGCAGACAATGGCTGAAGAATTAAAGATGGATTATGAAATATTTTTATCCAAATTAAATGATATTATTGATTGGAGGATAAAAATATTAAAACAAATAAAGGAAGAAAATGAGAAAATGCGTTTAAATGGTGATGAACTTCCATTTTAAATTCAAAGGTTGGCCAATGGCCAACCTTTATTTTTCTAAATCGTTTTGTTTAATATGGTAGTCAGGGGCGATTCCCAAAGACCTACGTATGTACTCCGTAGTATACACTTCTTTAAATTCGAGATTTTGGAAATTTCTGTTCATCATCATTTCCTCAGCCTCTTTACGCATTCTAACATACTCCTTAAAAATATATTTACGATATGTGTAAAATTCCTCAAGAGAATTGATTGCTATTATATGGTTTTTATTCGCACCAACAAGTCGTTTGTCTTTATATAAATTAAGAAATATACCATCTTTTTCACATTTTCCCAATAAATGATTCATTCCTATAATGTTATCAAACCACATGAAGTCACAACCGATTGTTCCATCATCAAACAGTACATTCCACAATGTCCGATTTCCTATTTTCTTACCGACTCCTGCCCATCCCCTTGAAAAATTGGTGCAGGTATCAAACCATTCTTCACTTAATATATCTCCTTGGGTATTAATATAGTTTATCGCTGCGCCGATACGAATTTTCATGTATCCACCATAGAAGTAGCCCATATCATCAAACCATAAATCGCACAACGGATATTGCTCTTTATTAATTATATTATATTTCCCCTTCTTTTCTATTAACCAACACCCATCACCAAGTGGCTCATATTTCATATTCATTATATCATCTGCAGAACGTATTTTGGAGTAAAAGTTAATAAGACCCTCGGTAGCGCCTATAGTAGTAAAAATAGGGGTATCAATTTCAACATCGTCTATATCCATGAATTGTTTTGATTCGAAATGAAACTGATATTTTTCGGCTGAATTTGTTTTATTAATGTTTATATAAAGCGGGCCTTGGCTTGAATATGTACGGTAATATTTATCAGTTTCTCTTGTTGCGGTGCACCATTCACTACCCTTTCCCCAATAGCATGACGCCTCATATGTTTTTGGAATAACAACTTTCCAAACCTCATCCTCATAGGGGATTTCAATATCGTTTGCTGCTGAATTAACGGCATTTGACATCTCACCCTTAGTCCTATCCATTACAGTATCTAAATCAAAAGAATTAACAAATCTTCCAAGTTCGCCGATTGTTTTATATTTGTTAAGGTCTGCATCAGGTCCTGATATCATTCTTCTGTTTTTTAAACGAATGAATATGTCAAGATAACCTGTCCCATCGGAATTTTTTAATTTGTATATATCTTCAAGGAATCTTTCTTTTTCAATATCTCCACTTTTTCTATATATCTGCAAAGCCCATTTTGTTTCGGGTAATAAAACAGCATTGTTATTATAGTTTAAAGTACCTCCATTAAGTTTTCCAACAATTAAATTGAAAACAGTTTGTTTTATATCTTGATAGAAACGCAAATAGGAATCCTTAATGCTAATTTCATTAAGGATTCTTTTCGATGATTCGTTAATTATATATCTTATATCATTTTGGGTAAGTCTCATATGATTTATTTTTAAATGTATTTGTTATTGACGTTGCTTACCACTTCAAAACGTAGTACATCCTTGAAATAATCGTTTCCTTTTCTGATGTCAACAATATACCTATTTGGTATCAAGTTATTCGTGTCTAACATGAAACTATTGGATGAAGGGTATGAGTCTATCGGCTGCCAGTCAAAAACAATGAGTTCTTTGCTGCCATCCATACAGTATAAACGATATTCTGAATCATCAAATACTTTATATTCATTGGTTGAATACTTTTTACGGAACGTAATTTCAACCTCCCTCGTTTCTCCTATTGCCAATTTTTCATCATCGTTAATACCTGTTGTATAAGGTATGTATGTACCTTCATTGTTACCCCTGTGTCCGAACAATTTTTTAGGGCCTAAAACAACGAATTCATTTTCAAATGATGGTTGGAGTTTTCCTTCTATGATGATATTATCCCATATGTCGTACATAATTGTATTTTCTTCAACATATTCCATCGGTATTACAAGTTCAGCGTAATACACCCCTGTTGTTTGTTGATATACCTTGATTGCCTCATTAAGTCCCTCAATTTTGCACACTGGCATTTCATCCAAATTGAAACCATCGCAATAGAAATAAAGACGATTTAAAGCACCAATATGGAAGTTATTCCTATTGTCTTTTATCGGTTCGTAATATGTTGTTTCAAGGTATGGGTGGAAAAAAGTATTGGTATAAGGCCCAAAGAAACCAATATATTGTGTTTTCTCAGTTTCACTCATTTCCGCTAATGGTGAAAAAGCAAGACAGAGACCGTAATTTTCTTCTTTTTCATCAATAAGGTCATTTACATAATCAGTAATATCGAAAGTAAAATTTTCATTACCAATATCAAAATGTTGTCTGGATATAATCAGACTATCCTCACCTGCTGAAAACTTATCATATTCAAGTGAAAGGTTATGAGAGGTATATATTCCTTCTTCTTCCCACAAATAGCCGTTTTTAGGTTGAA